GTATAACGCTCTCTGACCAACAAGCTCTAAAAAGAATGACTCGATCGCTTGTTTGATCTCGTTCCTTGTCAGCTCATCGTTTGGTTCAAAGATGAACGGTTTGGCGATTGCGTCCAGTTGTGATCTCAGATACACTGCCAATCTTGAAACGTTAATCCTGTCTAACGCTGAACTTGCCGATGTTTTCGTCAAGTTACCGAAGTTCACGATACCAGCACCTGAGAAGAAAGTTATTGGGTTAACTTTGACCTCGTGCATACTATCTCTCACTGACTCCGTAACAGATATTGTTTGGAATTCACCACTTGCCGTGTCTATGTAACCCACCGCTGTGGCGTTGTCCACAACACCTCTTCTCGTTCCCGATGGTGCGAACCATGGGAAAGCGATGTTGTCATTGTTGGCCAGCGTCCTCATCATCATGTGTGATGCCGGAACAACGATCTGTTTGCCTGTGTTGTCTGTGGTCAGACCCGATGGGTAGAACACTCCCAGATAATCACTGGCACTAACTAGTCCGTCCTCACCGTTGTCAAGCGCTGACGCGGTGTTGTTGGCCCAGTTCTGTATTGCTGTGGATGTGCCCGCTAATCTCAGAGGTGTGTCACCTACCACGAATGCAGTGTTGTTCCTGTCAGTGTTCAGATTGATCATGTTCTGTATCATTTCTGGATATCCAGGACAAGCCATCACGTTGTAACCTCTCTGGTCTTCTCTGATTGCTTGGTTCGTATCTATCTCAGATTTTAGTTGTGACACAATAACTTTTCTCTGTGCTTTTCTTCCGAAAGTGCCAGAGCCGTCCGCATTGTTGCCTGACTTGGTCACCCATCTGTCCGGGTAGTATGTACTCACAGAGTCGTTGTTGAATCTGATGTTACCTAATCCGGCTGATGTGTCTCCAGGGTACTTGGTAGTTGTGATGTAACTGTTCTTGTATTCCTTGACGTTGTAGCCAGATCTCCTAGTGTTCCATAACATTATACCCTGTGGGTAGTTGTTTGGGTTTGGAGCATCTGGGTCCATGAAGTTGTCACTCAACAGGTTCTTGATAGTTGATGGTGTTCCTGCCCCGGTCGATGTGCCCGCCGCTTTGTCGGTTGAAGTGTGCCATCTAGCGTCAGCGAACACGATACCATTTTCTGTAGTCTGGTCTGCTTTGTCAACAAGCTCCCAAGCCGCACCTATTGTGGTCACTGCCACTTGGTTGGCTGTGTTGCTTGAGCTCAATGTCGCTGATGTGTTGTACTTGTAAAGTTTAGGATAGTTCTCAAGATCGCTGGTGTCTATCCAAAGGTCACCGTTCTTCAAATCAGTTCCGTCTGACTGTTTTGTTGGTGCTGTGGCGCTGAACAAAGGTCCATTTGGATCCGTCTGCTCTGATGCCGTAGCACTGTAGAATGGCGACGTACTGTCTAAGTATGAAACCCATGTTGTGCCGTTGTGGATCATGATGTCCGCCACATCGGTGTTTGTGTCGTACCACAGTGTCCCGTCTGCTGGCTCATTGGTTGGAGCACTTACTGATGCTGTGTAACTCAATCTCTTCCAGTTTGTAGCAATTAATTCGTTTGGTGTTGTTGAATCTTCAGATTCACTGTCTCCTGCCGGTGCCGCATAAAGATTTGCGACCAGATCGGGATTGGTTGAATCAAATCCACCATAGGTGTGTGCGGTCGATGTGCTGAATCCAGCATCTGCCAATGGCGTTCCGTTGGTGTTGTCCGGATCAGCCAAAGTGGCTCCGTCATTTAATCTTATCTCACCACCCAGTGCGTGTGTGATCTGAATAGCACCTGTTGAAAGTTTTGTGGCAGAAACATTTACTAAACTAGCGTTCCCGTTTATGTCTGCTACGAAGTCGTCTGCTGTTGTACCACTCATAGTGATCTGTACCGGTGAATTTAACGCCTCTTGATTCTTGATCGATTCTTGTATAGTGAATGATTCCGTGGCAGTAAACGTTGGAGATGTGTTCAAACTAGTAATAGTTGTAGCACCACCTTCGTATCTAAACAATTGGAAATCACCTAGGTTACCTGTTTGGTCTTGGTCAAATGTTCCAGTACTAGCAGATATTGTGTGTTCTGTTATGTTGTACTGCGCATACAAACTTCCAACTTTTAGATTCGCTCCACCACCAGCGGCATCTAGGTTATAGATTGCTGAATGGTTGGTTGCGTACAGTGGGCTTGCCACTGTTGAGAATGCGGCATCTGACGAACTGTACAGTTTGGTAACTATGTTCGCTCCTGAATTAGCATTAGTTGTTTTGAACCATACAGATCCGTTAGGTCTGTCCTCGCTAGTAGATGCGTTGTCCCACAATGGCCTGTTGGTGTGCTTGTTCTGGTAGAATTTTACACCGTTTTTTCTTCCGCCTGATATACCTAATTCAGTCAGGGCGCCTGTGCCTTCTGCGAAATGTATAGAATTCGATCCATCCCCGTCAGCACTAGAATCTCCTAGAGTTCCTCCATTGTGGAATATTTCTAGATTTCCTGTGGTTGCGTTCACACTTGCTGAAACGTTCGCGACGTTTGAACCAATAGCAGTGGCTACATCTGAAAGAGCACCCGAACCACCCGGAGTGATTGTGATACCATTCATCAAGAAAGTTTTTCCTGCTGTCATCGATGTTCCTGAAGTAACAGTCACAACTGGGTGCGAATTGTGCCATTCGCTTGATCCTACTTTTACCCAACTTCCACTATTGTTTTTGTAATAGATTCTGTTAGAAACGTGTGTAGTGTTGATGGCATATGATCCAACTGTGCCTATTGCGGTTTTAGGTGAGTTGTCTCCTACTCCACCATTTAGATCCAAACCTGAAGTAATTAATATTGGTGAAATTGTTGTGAATGCTTGATCCGTTTTGCTCCACTGAAAGATACCGTAACTGGTAGATGCAAGGTCAAACCAGTATGTGCCATCTGTTGGTGCCGCTGTTGGAGACGAAGCACTTCCTATCAGTTCTGAAGTGTTAACATTGGCTCTTAAAATATATGCTCTGTTGGCCACACCCAAGAATGAGTATGCCGCCTGTAGACCCCATTCGTTCAACTCATAACCGTGTAATGAATTTCCTGCGGCGTCCGTGTAGAATTTTGGATCTCCAAAAGTCTCTGTCAATTCTCTCTGTGACGAGATCAAGTAAGCAGTGTTGGCGTTGGCTGTTGTTGTACCTGCCGCTGTGCCGTCTCCCGCTCCGTTTATCTTGTCCTGTGATGATGCTACTATGAAAAGAGGTGTAGTACCCGCATCCGATGGTACGTAAAAACTTTCGTTTATTACTGAAACCTCTACTCCTGGTGATGTTAAAGCCATTTTTCGTTTTCTCCTTGCAAGTTTAACGTATACAGAGTTATTTATTATATCATACGGTTTTTACGACAAAATTTACCATTTTCGTGGTGCCTATATAGGCGACGTAAATACGCTTATGCGATACCGAGACAGGCCCATATGTAAACAGTGCAAGAGCAAACCCAGGGCCTACGCCTATCAGAGATATGGCAGGGTGTATTGGCGTAGTCTTTGTGATACCTGCAACAGGAAAAAGGCCGGTAAGAAAGTGGGAGGGGTAACAGCCTTACAGAGGTCAGGATACAGGAAACACAAGAAGTGTGAGATGTGTGGGTTCAATGCACAAGAGAAATCACAATTGGATGTGTTATTTGTGGATGGGAATCTGCGTAATACCGCGGTGAGTAATCTAAAAACTGTTTGTGCCAATTGCCAGCGGTTGCAGGGGATCCGGCGTTTGGGTTGGAGGATTGGTGATCTTGTTGCTGACGACTAGGTCGTCTACTTTCTTGTATAGATCTTCCTTTGTGCCCGCGTTGTCTATCACATGGTCGAACGACCATCCCATCCAGTCCCATTCTGATTTATGGGCACCTTTGTCCTGCATCTGTTCTCGTGTGGGTAGTTCACCCCTCTTGACCAATATGATCTGACCTTTGTTCTCCTTGATGGTCTTCAATTCGTTTTGGAATCTAGTGTCAGATATAACTGTGGGTCTGCCATCATATCTCGACAGGCAACTGTCTATCCAGATCGCATCATGCATGTGCTGTCTCATCACCTCAGTCCCGAAGTGTTGTAACACCCATCTTGGCGTGACAGGTTTGCCAAATTTCTTCGACCAGAACTCGTCGGGCTGTTCTCTCCACTTCCTGCTCTCGTCACCGTTGCCTTCCAGCATCTCTCGATCCCAGTTGAACATGGCGCTTACTGCATCCTTCAGACTCTTGGCGAAAGAATCCCTGCGGAATCCGTGTTTCTCTTCTAGTCTTTTCGAGACGGTGTCTTTACCGGAACCTATCAATCCTACCACTCCTATCAGCATAGGATTATTATACTATTTTTTCAGACGTTTTTCAATCTCTTTGATTGCTTTTCTCACGGATCTCAGTATTGAAGCCCTCAAGGTTTTCTTGCGTTCTTTCAATGCCTTGATGCTGATAATTTCCAATTCCTCTACCAACTTTTCCAGTTCGTTGAGCGTAAGGTCAGAATAATTCTTGTAATTGGATTTTTTCATCAATGTTATTTAGATGTGATCTGACTAGAATTAACCAATAACAAAACTGTGTGGTGTGCCACCTTCTTGGAAGTTGCCTATCTCTTGGTCAAGTCTCTCCATCTCCGCGTTGCCTTCGTTCTTGAGTGCGTCACCGTTTAAGGTTGTTCCACCTTGTGGTCCCGCTATGGTGTTGAACTTGCCTCTGGCCTCGCCCAGCATGACCTTACACACGGCCAAGGTGTAGTCCCTGATCCATGGTTTGGCATAGATATCCTTGAATAAGGTTATGTCCGGTCTGTAGTTGTCGGTGTGCATCAGCACGGTCTCGTTGTCTGCCCTTGGTCTCTGTGTTATCGTCAGTTTCTTTGTGGCCACGTCAAAATGGAACTGTATGAAACTTCCAAACATTTTTCCTACAAGTTCTTGATAACTTGCGAAAGCATAGTAAGTGGCTAAACCACCCGTGGCACCCGCCCTCAGCAGGTAGGTGTTGGTGTAGGCCAGGTTGAACGGTTCAAACAGTGTTCCGCCCTCACCGCCTTCTGTACGAGATCCAACTGTTCTCCTGTTGAGATTTCTCACATTGATCACCTCATCTGGAAGTATGTAGGAATTTTGATTCTTCTTAAGTTCCAGGAATGCGTATGATTCTTCCACAGCGTTCGATGATCTCTGTCTGTATCTGTTGGTGGCCCTTTCCAGTGCCGTTTGATAGTGTTTTGGGTCCAATTCCACATCGATCATGCCCTCACCGAGGTTGTTCTTCACATAATCAAATATCTGCTGTTGGCCTGTTTGAAGTTCTGACATACTCATATTTATTGCTTTCGACTATACAATAAATATGTATGATATGCCTAGATTGTCGATTTTCAAGCCCGAAAAGGGAAACGATTACAAGTTCTTTGACCGCAACATAAAAGAGATGTTTACGGTGGGAGGAACTGATCTACACTTCCACAAGTACCTGGGCCCATACAATCAAGGCGAAACTAACAAGGACGGTGCCGCAAGTCCCACCCAGCCCAACTACTCGGGCGATAGCCTTAACGAGAGGACCATACAGGATCTACTGTTCCTAGAGAACAGGGATAGGAAGTACGCGGACGACGTGTATGTGGTACGTGGCATCTACAATGTGCAGGACGCGGATTTCAACCTTTCACAGTTTGGCATGTTCCTACAGAACGACACGCTGTTCCTCACAGTGCATTTGAATGACATAGTGGAGAGGATTGGCAGGAAACCCATGGCGGGAGATGTCATAGAATTCCCGCACATGAAGGAAGATTACAGTTTGGACGAGTCCATACCCATAGCACTCAAAAGGTACTACGTGGTGGAGGATGTCAACAGGGCCGCAGAAGGATTTTCACAGACATGGTGGCCACACCTGTTGAGATTGAAGATGAAGACACTGGTAGATTCTCAAGAATTCAAGGACATCATTGGCGATGCCACAACGGCAGGATCCGTGGCTAGTTACATGAGCACCTACAACAGGGAGAAGACCATCAACGATCAGATCGTGGCACAGGCGGAGGCGGACGCTCCCAAGTCAGGATTCAACTACAAACAGTATTACGTGGCTCCCATCGATGAGAGGGGCAACATCAGGACCGACAATGTCAACGATACCGATAGGGTCAGTTCAGACAAGACGGTTAATGCCGTGATAGATACTCCGGCCAGCTCACACTATGGTTTCTATCTAGATGGCGACGGGGTCGCACCCAACGGCAATCCCGCGGGGTTCGGCATAACGTTCCCAACGTCAAACGTTGACAAGGGCGACTACTTCTTGAGGACGGATTACCTACCAAACAGGTTGTTCAGGTTTGACGGAACCAGATGGGTCAAAATAGAGGACTCGGTCAGAATAACTACAACGAACAATGATTCACGTGCCAACTATAAAACAAGTTTTGTTAATAATTCAACCAGTTCAACAATCAACGGATTGACTGTTGGACAGAGACAAGCACTCACAGACGCATTGAAACCAAAGGCTGACAATTAAGGATGTTACACTTTTACGAAGGACAGGTCAGGAAATTCCTCACTCAATTCATTAGGATATTGAGTAACTTCTCTGTGGAGACCGGTAAAGGATCAGATGGACAGGTCCAACTTAGAGCAGTACCCGTGACCTACGGTGATCCGACCAGACAGGTGGCCAACATCATCAGGAACAATTCAGAGAACGCACTACAGTACGCACCGAGGATAGCCTGCTATGTGAGGGAGTTGAACTATGACAGGGACAGGATGCAGAATCCGTACCACATAGAGAAACAGCATCTCAGAGAACGTGATTACAATGAGAGCACAGGTGAATACACAAACCAACTGGGTGCTGGATACACCATAGAGAAGGTGATGCCTTCGCCATTCAGGTTAGAGGTCTCGGCGGACATTTGGAGTTCTAACACGGACCAGAAACTGCAGATCATGGAACAGATCCTTTACCTGTTCAACCCAGACTTCGAGATACAGAAGTCAGACAACTACATCGACTGGACCAGCCTCAGTTACGTTGAACTGACGGGCACCACATTCAGTTCCAGGACCATACCAGTTGGCGCGGATTCAGAGATCGACGTGGCCACACTGACATTCTCCATGCCCATATGGTTGTCACCACCGGTCAAAGTCAAGAAACTGGGCGTGGTACAGAAGATCATAATGAGCATTTACGATGATGATGGCGGAATAGCCAAAGGTCTCATAGACGGAGAACTCATGTCAAGGAGTTATGTCACACCAAACAACTTTGGATTGTTGGTCACAGGTAATCAACTGAGACTGTTGGGAACCACTGGAGTGAATGTCAGTTCAGGCGGAGATGGATTCCACACCGGAGCCAATGAACCGTCCAACTATGACCCTTTCGAGACATTTGGTCCAGCGGTGAACTGGAAGGTGTTACTGGATCAGTATGGCAAGGTCACCAACGGCACCTCACAGATCAGACTGAAACAGCCAAACGGCAACGAGATCGTGGGAACAATAGCCACAACCACGTTAGACGATACGATATTACTGTACAGCATAGACACCGATACGATACCAAGTAATTCAGACGCCCCGGTTGGACCAACAGTGAAAAAGATCATAAATCCAGCCACGTTTGATCCAGGCACACCCGTCAACGGTGATAGGTATCTGATAATAAACGACGTAGGCGACAGCACGGCCAGTTTCCAAAGTTCAACGTGGGGAGATTTAGTTGCCGGAGTGGGAGACGTCATAGAGTACAACGGCAGTAAATGGGTAAAAAAATTTGATGCGTCTCATCCTGATTCAACACAGCACTACGTGACCAATCTCAACACTGGAATACAGTATCGTTTCAATGGCACGGAGTGGGTAAAATCATACGAGGGC